AGAATACTGCTTAATCCATTTTGCAAGTGCAGAAGAAGATACCCCATAATCTTTACAGAGTTCAGTTTGTGTTTTACCAGTTTGATAGAGATTAACGAGAGATTGTTTGAAATCCTCGTCGTAACGTTTAAAACCTGACATAAAAGTCCTTTCTTTTTTGTGTCTTAATAGACAGATTATAACACACAATTTTCTGTCCACTTTTATAGTATAGCTCCAAAGTCCTCCACTCTTCTAATCGAACAAATAATGGAACAATGCGAACATTGGTTACTTTTAAGCGAGTTGAACTTGATACAAGTTTTGATGGCAGAGGCGGAGAGCTGGTTGAACAGTTTAGAGCTTATGCGGATGTTTATAACCCGAGTAATAAAGACTTGAATATTTTGGGAAATCAAAATGTAAAGAATGGGGCAACGATTAAAATTCGTGACCCTCTAACGAGTTATCAACCTAAAAATGACGATAAAGTTATTATTGATGATCCAAGATATTCGGGGCAAATTTGGGGGATTATTGATGTTCAACCTGATTTTCATGATCGTACCTTTTTAAAAATTATTTTAGGAGGGACGAACCTTAATGAATAGCACAATGAATGTCAAGGGTTTAGAAGAAATTCAAAGGAAATTGAGAAAAAAGTTTAGTGAATCTCGTGTGAAATCAATTGAAAGTAAAGCTTTAAGAGTAGCAGCTGATGAAGCAGTGCAAGATTTAAAAAGTACTTTATCCCAATTTGCGGATACAGGAGATACAGTTGAAGGCGTGGTTCATGGTAATGTCTCTCGAGCTTCGGGGCAACCTATTATAAAAATAGGGAATAATGGCAAACATTGGCGTTTGGTTCATTTAGAGAATAATGGTTTTACGAGATATGGTAAAAGTTATCGATATAGAAGTTTTGGGGCTTTACAAAAATTTACAACTTCCCAGAGGAAGAAATTTATGAAAACGACTCAGAAAGAATTAAAGGAGTTGCTTAAATGAAAGACATGCTTCATGAATTAATGATAACTTTAACTGAAGAGCCTGAGATTTTAAAAATACAACAAACCGGTGGACTGAAAACTTATAAAAGGCGAGAAGAATTAGGAGAAGAAATGACAAGTATTACTGTTATTCCTACAGGTCCACCAGTACAAGCTGGTTTTGGAAGTAATACTTCTCTTGTGAAGCATTTTATGTATCAAGTATGTATTGAAGCCACTGATCGTATGATATGTAAAGAGCTTCAGAAAAAAGTTGAGAATTTATTTCAAACGAAGGGCTTTTATCAAATGTCAGGTGGCTTGGATGAATATTTTATTGAAACGAAGAGGTTTGTGGATGCTCGTTTTTATCAAGGGTACAGCAAACCTTACGAAGAATATTAAAGTTAGGAGAATAATATGGGAACTGCAGCAGTAGGTTTTGAAAAATTAACAATTCGAGTGTTGGATGAACAACCAGCAACACTCGGTACGAATTTGTTTGTTATTGACGGTAAAAAAGATGAAGGGGCAACATCAAGTGCTAAAATTTCAGGTTTGGCTGTTGACCCTGTGAAAACTTGGGGATCTAATAAGGTTTATCATATTTCGGGTAAAGGTGTTGGAGATGGTAAGGTAGAACTTGACATCATTGATATTCCTGATAATGTGTTGGCTGTAATCTTGGGATATCATGTTGATGAAAATAAAATTATTACTGCAGGTAGTGATACTCAAGCACCAGATTGCTCTATTCTTATAGAAGATAGTGATGTTCGTGGGAATAAATATATGCTTGGTTTCATGACAGGAGTTTTCTCTTTTGATGGTGTAGAACTTTCAACAGCACAAGGGAAAGCTGAAGAAATAAAAGCAGATACAGTAAGTTATTCAGTGGGTTCAGCAGATAATGGTGACTTTTTCAAAAAATATGTTGGGACAGATTCTAAAGCTCAAGAAGCAGTGCGTGCAGCATTAAGTATGGCTGTAGCAACTCCAAACTCTGGGGCAGCAGCAAAATCAAAATAGGAGTTAGTATATGGCAAAATTAGAAATTACCTTACATGAAAAAGGTGGAGATGTCACATATAAACAGCATCATGTCAGTGGGCAAAAATATTTAGATTTCTGGAATCTTCAGGAAAAAATTGAAGAAGGAAATTTAAAAACTGCTGAAATAATAAAATTGCGCTTAGAATTTATTGCAGGATTATTTTCGGATGATAAATTAACTCCTGAACAAATTCTTCAAGGTATTGATCCTTGGGAGTTAGATGAGACGATTATTCGTATTAATAACATAGTTTTAGGAGTAGATAAAAACGCTGAAAAAAAGAACTGATAACCGCTAAAGAAGGAAAGAAAAATTTTCTAAATTTCATTAAACGCCTTGTTTTGAATACTAATTTTACGGCATCTGATATTCTTGACAATGATTTTGAGACTATTATTGGTGTTATTAATGTAAATGATGGCAGTGAAAAAGAAAACATGAAAGAAGAATTAGAAGTAATGTCTCTTGGTGATTTTATGAATAAATTATAAAAACAGCTTTAAGAGCTGTTTTTTTGGTTATGAAATAAAAAACGCGACTTTTTAGGGGTATATTTTGTTTATTCTTGAATTAACAATAAAAAGTTCAAGGAGAAACCAATGGCAGATACACCTTTAGGGAAAATGATAATTGAAATGGGGTTGGACGATGCCAATTTTTCAAAAGGAGTTACTGGAGTAAGTAAGCAGTTAACAGCCTTGAAAAATGATTTGAAAACTTCTCAAACTTCATTCAAAACTTTTGGAAAAGGGATGAATGGTGTTAGAAGTCCAATGGAAATTTTAAATAAGTCTATTGCTAAGCAAAAAGAGCAAATTGATTTATTAAAAAAATCTTATGCTGGATCATTTGTGGACGGAAAAGCAACAGCTAGCACTCAGAAATACGCAAATCAAATTTCCAGAGCTAATGCACAATTGGCGCAATATCATGCTCAATTAAAAAGTGCTGCGGTTGAGCAATATAAACAAACCTCTATTCTTCCGAAAATTTCTTCAGGTTTTGGCAAGGTGAGTAGTGGTCTTGATTCAGTTGCTGCTAAAACAACACCAGTTACTGTTGGAATAACTGCAGCTTTCGCAAAAGGTGTCCAAGCAGCGACAAATTTTAATGGACAAATGACAGAAATTCGAGCACTTCTTTCTGATGGTACACCTGCTACAACTCTTTCTAAACAAATGGATACTTTAGCGGATAAGTCGAAAAAGTGGGCACAACAATACGGTATTGATACTTCTTCCATTAATGAAGGAATGGAAGAAATGATTAAACGAGGGTATGATTTCAACCAAACCGTGGGAGCGATGCCTTCTGTATTGGATGCGGCTAGGGCTTCGGGTGATGATTTTGGAACGGTTATGTCTTCGTCAACAGCTATTCTTGAGCAATTTGGTTTAAAAACTAATGACACAGCTTCAATGATGAAGAACACTCAACGTGTTACTGATAGTTTGACCTTTGTTGCTAATAAAACTTCTGCTGGTTTTTCAGATATGGGAACAGCCATGGAATATGTCGGTCCAGTTGCGCATTCTTTAAATATAAGTTTAGAGGAAACATCGGCAGCTATAGGTTTGCTTTCAAATAATGGTATTGAAGGTGATAAAGCAGGAACATCTTTACGAGGGGCTCTAACTCGTTTACTTAAGCCTACTAAACAATCTGCGGCAGCATTTGAACAGTTGGGAGTTAATCTTGATGAATGGAAAAAGGGAAATATTGGACTCCCTGATATGCTGGACACGATTAAGCGCTCAACAGAAGGAATGACAGATGCAGAGAAAAGTTCGTTGATTGCAAAAGCCTTCGGAACACAGGCTCAAACAGGTATGAATATTTTGATTGAGCAAGGAGGAGATGCTTTACGCAAGCTGACGAAAGAAACTCAAAGTGCGACTGGCTATACTAAAAAACTCGCAGATCAAATGAATAATTCTGACAAAAATGCTTTTAATAAAGCAAAAGCTACATTAGAAGTATTATCTATTGATTTGGGGCAGAAATTGTTGCCATCTATTATCCCAGTAGTAAAAGAAGCGGATAATTTGGCAGGATCATTTGAAAAGTTAGACCCTAAAACTCAACAATTGATTATAAAAATGGCTTTAGCAGCTGCGGCAATTGCTCCGACATCTAAGGCGCTTAGTGGACTAACTCGGATAGTATCTGGCACAACAGGGATGTTGGCTAAATTTGGAGCTAGGGGAGCAGGAGAATTAGCTCTTAAAGGTATAGCCACAGAAGCCACTGTTGCAAGTACAGCTATTGGAGCAGGCGGTACAGGATTAGCAGGTAGCATTGGTGGACTTGCACCAATTTTGGCTGGGATTGGTCCAGTTGGATGGGCTGCGTTAGGAACAGCAGGATTAGCAGGTACAATTGTGGCACTTGATAAAGTTACCGAAAAAGCCAGAAATGAACTTCAACAAACGAGTGATTGGGGAACTGTAGTTGGAGATACTGCAAATGAGCAATTGACAACTTTTCAAGATAAGCTTCAAAAATTTAATTCTGCTTTCTCTACATTTGAAGCTACGGGAACAAATTCTGTTAATAATGTAAAAAAAGCATTTAAGGAATTAGCAGAAACTGTTAGTTCTGATATAGATAAATCTAAAGAAAGTCTATCTAAGAGAGCTGAAGCATTAGGGATTTCTGAAAATGAAATAAATGCTTGGAAAAATAATATGGATCAGCATAAAAATAACGTTCAAACCATGTCTGATCAAGTTATTGGAATTTATGAGACAGCTTCAAAACAAAAACGGGATGTTACTCTGAAAGAGCAAGAAATTATAAAAAATAATGAAGCTCAAATTATGGAAGCGGAAGTTAATTCATTACAACTCAGTGGTGATAAAAAGGCAGCAGTACAGGCAGCAATTTATGGCAAAATAAATACGAATTCTGAGAAGCAGTTAAAGGAATATAAAATAGCAATTGAAAAAGCAGTAGATTCAGAAAATGCAAGTTATAAGTCTAATATGGAAACTTTAAAACAAACACTTGATGAAGGAATGATAAGTAAAGAAGAGTATTATACTCGGTCAAAAGCTTTAACTGATCAGCATAAGCATGTTTTGGATACATATGGTAAAAACTTGCTCAAAGTATTGCAACAAAGTAAAGATTACTACCAGACAGATAGTGATGCAGCTGCGGCATGGAAAGAAAAAACTTCTCAATATTTTAAAGAGCACGGTTTAGATTATGGTAATATCTCTAAAAAAATGCAAGAACATGCAAACTCCGTAAAAAATACAAGTGGACTTGTAGCTAAGTATACTGATGAGATGTCCAAAGAAGGCAAAGAAGCAGCTGATGCTTGGAATGCACTTGTATATGATCCAAAGACAGGAAAAGTTTCTACGAATGCCAAGGAAAAAGTATCAGAAGCGATGCAAGCAGCAGGAGGATGGCAAAATATTCAATGGATTGAAAAGCATGCAAAATTAGATACCAATGCATTAATTACAGTGGCTGAAGCCGCTCAAGCTAACGGAATGTGGAATAATCTTACACCAGAAGAAAAGAATCTCACAGTTAACAATAAAAGAGGTTTAGAAGTTATTGTTAATAGTCAAAAGAATCTTGAAACTTGGAATAAAATGCCAGCTAGAGTAAAAGAACTGCTTGGGAAAAATGATGATTTTGTTAATAAAAGTGATGCAGCAAAAACTATCTTAGACACGTGGAATTCACTTACTCCTAAGGAGAAAGAACTCAAGGCTAAGAATTTAACTGTGAAACCTACAGAAGAAGCTAAAAGCATCATTAACACTCTTAAAGATAAGCGGGTAACGTTGGGCGCACAAAATATGACTATTGTTCCCACATTTGAAGCACAAAAAACTATGAATAGCTTAAAAGATGTAAATCGTAATTTGAAGGCAAAAAATCTTACAAAGGTGGACTAATGTCAAATAATTAGACAGAAAATGAGCTATGTTTTCTTAAAATAGTTTTCATCCTTCTGATTTGGAGTTAAACCATCGTTTGCAGAATGAGTGGACTAATGTCAAATAATTAGACAGAAAATGAGCTATATTTTCTTAAAATAATTTTCTTCCTTCTGGTTTGGAGTTAAACCATTGTTGGCGGAATGAGGATTATAGTTGTTATAAAAATGTTCGATGTATTCAAAACAAGAGAGTTGCACTTCCTGAATTGAGGTGAATCTTCTTCGATTAATTTCTCGTTGTTTAAGATACTTGAAAAAGACCTCAGTGACGGCATTATCATAAGGATATCCAGGCTTGGAGTAAGAAGCAAGCAATTGATGCTCATCTAATAACTTTCTAAAGGAAGCTGATTTAAATTGGCTTCCTTGATCCGAATGAAAG